ATCATCTGCATTTGCTGTGCTTCAGGGTTGGGTTGCATTGCCTGAGCAAGTGCCGCAATCAATTCTTCACGGTTAGACAAGTTCATGTTGTCGATAACAGACTGAACTAGCGTCATATACAGTGGAGAGTCTTGGCCCATTGTCTGCAACAACTGTACCAACTGAGTCACTTCGTACTCACGAGCAATAATGCCGAGTGTACTGCTGGCATTAAACTTGTAGTCAGCGACAGGATAGTTTTCAGGGTCAAACTGCATGTACCGATGCGCGGCCTTCTTAACAAACGGAATTAGGAAAGACTGCTGGAAGTTAATTAGTGTGCGTTTGTGTCGCTTGATAACAGCACCGAGCGACATACTGATACCTGCGGCAGTAGCCTCGCCGTTAACTTGACCTGCAAGACCCGCGGAATCTACTGCGCCCGTAGCCTGTTGCACCATTTGTTGCAGTGCGCCTGCCTGTGCAAACGTAATCTGGCTTACCTGACCAAAGTTAAATGGTTGAAGCACCTCTCTTGGGTCACCACTGGTAAGAATCATCTTGCCGGGACGCACTTCTGGCTTGGCACCACGAGGTAAACGCGTTGCATCTACCGCCATCATTGGATGAATCGTTAAGCTGAGTGCATCAATACGCGCTCTGAGTTCGGTATCCAATGCTTTTTGGCTGTTGTAGCCTTTTTCGCAAACGCCTCTTCCCCAAAATCGCCCAGGCACTACGTCCCACGGGAATGCAACGACCGGACGATCCTGCATCATGTAAGGATTTGGCTCTGCTTTTAGCAGTATTCCGCCGTTAGCAATGACAACAATCGCTTCAATGTAATTACTATCGCCAACTTCTGCGGTTTCGTTAACGTCAGCCATCGCATCGTTAAGCAATGCACGTGGAACTAGCCCGTAATACTTGGTAAGACGAACTTTGTCATCGTTATAGATCGTAATGTCCTGATCTGGCTCTAAATCTGTATCTGGCGCGGCAGATCCAAGGTATTCTTTACGGTATACGCCCTGCTCCTGCAGGATTTCTACTGAATGACGGCTTACAAACTCGTCAATACACACACCCAATGCGTCATCAACGTTGGTTGCAACAGGGTCAATTAGAAAATTCTGGGGCAATACAGGCTTTAGCTTTACCTTTACGCGGTCTTGTACATTGATACCAACTACTTGAAGGTCACCATCCATAATTGGCTGGGTAGCAGGCGTCATTTCCTTCATTTCTTCAATGACGACTTCGCCAATGCCCGTACCAAATACCGCTGAGTTAATTAGGCACTCCGCAACTGCCTTGCGAATCATGCAGTCTTCAAAGTCTTCAGTAAGTTTCTGCCGTAAAAACTGCACGTCCTGCCGTTCTGTGTCGCCCATGTTGTCAGAGACATCAAACCATTTGCCTCGACCAAAGGTGGCCTCTTCTAATTCGGCAACATTGGACTCAACAGCTTGCTGTAAAGCAGGAGAGATAATACGGCTACGCTCACTCCGACGCTCGCTATCAGCAGGATCCCAAATCCCACGCCATAGCCGATAGTATTCTTCAAAACGAGACTCATAGTTAGATTCGTAGTAGTCACGCCAATCCTCGCACTTGGTCATTACCCAATCTTCAACGGATTGCTCAATAATAATGGGGTCTTCTTCGTACAAATCTGTCATAGCTAGTACCCTGCTACCACGTCAAGTATTTCGTGGTCTTCAATTTCGTATTCATAGTCATAGACAACATTTGCAAGCTGGTCGATATAGGCCAATGCGTCTACCAAGTCGTCGTGGGTCAAAGGATCAGGGAATTGGAATAGCTGGTCAAGGAATCTTGCATTCCATTCACCCTTGTTTAGGGTGATATAGCCATTCTCAAAGCGCCCTTGTAGCGCCCACATAATCCTATCTGTCTTTTTTTTGTTGCCGTGGGTTAGTTCTTTTACCTGAAAAAACGTCCCATAGCGTTTTTGTAGGTCAATAAGCGGAGACATGACCGCTTGCTTGGCTATGCCCTTCTCAATACCTACGGATACAGGTCGGTAGTCTCTTACTGCTTGGAAGATTTTGATGGCCGTTTCGTCGAGCGTCCACCTGCCGTAGATGATGTTTTCGACGTACCAGCCTTCTTCCGAGACGTTGACGACTGCGATCGCGGTTTCGTCGAGCTTTTGGTTTTTGGTGCGCTTTTTGTTGACTTCTTCGAAGCCTGCGAGGTCGACGGCGATGTAGTAGTCGCCACGGGGCTCTCGATCTTCTTCGACCCGAACCCAATCTTCTTTAAACATTTCTGACCCGCGAGCTTCAAAGCTTGCCATAAATTCTTGACGGAACGCATAACTAGACATACTCCTTTTAGCAATATTGATTTCATCTTTATCAAGCAGAGGATTATCGTAAGAAGTAAAATGGTAGGCCGCGTAAGTTTCATCATCGCCCAACTCCGCATACTTATACAATTCGTAGAAGTGATTCCTTCCCATTGGTGTCCCAATGAACATGGCACATCCCTTCTGATCCGCCAAGGCGGGTCTCAGGATTTGCTCAAACACTTCTGGTTTCATATCAGCATATTCATCCATTACTAGGAATTTAAGGCTGACACCTCGCATTGTTTCTGGTCTATCGGCCCCTTTGAGGCTAATGGTTGCTCCATTGACAAGCTTGATTTGGAGATTGTTGATATGACTGCCAGCGATAACAGGATGACCCAACTCCAGCAGAGTTTGCCACATGATGTCCCGCGCCTGTCCTTGCGTCGGTGCAACGTAGAATACATGTCCCCTATCGGCCTGCAGAGCATTTACTATCAACATCCACGCGGCTAGTCGAGATTTACCGGTACGCCTTCCTGCCGCTACAATTTTAAAGCGCGTATCGTCTGCCCAAACTTCTTGTTGCCACGGCAGTAGTTCAATGTTTAAGTCAGTCAAGGTCGTCTAACTCTTCTTCGGTTAATTCACGCTCCACAGCACCCGCTTGCTTTAGAAGATCGTTTAGTTCAACAGGAGAACCAAACTTATACATCACAGCGGGGACTGCTCTTCTTCCCGTAAGAGACTCCACCATATCCCATCCGGCTTGACCGGGCGGAATAGGCACATACCTATGGTCTATATCGTACTTTGTTAGCTTGGTGCGTATAGATTTACAGCCTTTGCACCAATCTGCGCCAAGGACAATCACCATATTAGAAGTTTAACCTTGGTGTTGCAGTCACCAGTTCAAACGAAACGATACTTGCAAACGATGAAGAGGCTTCAGGCGTTAGGTTTAGTTTGTCGCCTTCTTTTAAAACGACAAATGCACCGGGATCGCCACCAAAAGTAATGAAATCGCCAGCAGAAATGCTTTTGCCTGATAAAAAATCTACGTTCGTACTGCCGTGAACCCATCGACCTGCAAGATCTTTACTGTTACTGCCCGTGTTTGCCACGTAAAGGTAGGTAACAATGGCATCATACCCAGCCGGAGCCTCCAAAATTGTATTGCTAGAGCCTGCTGTTAGTTCATGTCCGTGCGAAAACTTCATGAGTACGTCCACATGACGGGCGTTGTGTCACGCGTATCGACGTGAACAAACGAACGGGCTACACCAATACCGCCAAAATTAAGCTTCAAAGCTTCGTGAACAATATTCATGCGCTCTACGCCGTTATTTACCTTGATGTCAGCCGCAATACCTTGCGAATGCGTCCCAGGCTTTTCTTTTCTGGCCTCATTGGGGTGAGAAGGATCTCTGTAACCCGAGGTAATGACAAACGGAAAGCCGCAAGCTTCACGTAACTCATCTAATTTCTCCAGAAACGCATCATCCATTTCGTTGTTGTTGGTGTGCGTACAGTTAAATTCTTCTCGTTTAAAGTATTTCACCGTTGTCCCCATCAATTACCGTGGGTTGGATAGTATTAGGATCAATGTCCTTGACCTCAGCAGTACCCACTCCCGTAATGTTGATCTGAATAGCAGATTTCCCGCCATTTTGCACGACATCTTTTTCAAATGCCGCTACAGGCAGGATTCTATCCATAACTAACTTCCATGCGGCGGACTGATTCTTGTGATCATTGTCTAACGCGGCATCAAAAATAGTATCTAATACACGTTTGGATTTAGGAGAGGCCAGCATACG